ATACAATTGTAGATTTTTATTCGCCAATATATAATAATACACCATATCCAGTTGCTATTGGAAAGAAAAATGTATATTTAATGCTACATGGAGTGTATGCTAATAAAAAGGATATAGAACTAGATGACAGTGATATGGGTGATATATACATTAAATTTTACTACAAACATAATTATATAAGTTCAAATACTATATTCAGCCTATTTGGCGCTATTAAACGAATTGATAATGGTTATTATCTTCAGTGTAATGATTTGATAGAAGAAACTATTATTAGACACACAAATATTGAAGAATATGACCATATCAATGAATATGATATTGATTTAAAGAAAAGTATTATGGATCAAGTAAATGAAACCGAAGAATTAAAAAAAATGTGTTATTCTATATATGATGTAGATGATGATACCGAATCATTAAACGATGATGTAGATGATTATGATGAAAGAGCATCTTTGAAAGATGATTTAGATTGGGTAAGTGAATATGTAGGTTCATTAATGCTTACATTACGATAATATTATAATACTGATGATTTACATGTTTGAAAATCTTTTTTAGAAAATTCCGGACTAACATATTTTACATCTTCTTCAGGTATATTTATTCTATTTCCCCAATGTTTATACAAGAATTTTTTTAATTTCATCCCAGAATTTTCCACACTATAATTTTCAATGTAATAATCTCTAGGTCTATATTTATTATTGTCTATACCATTCATCAATATATCAAGTGAATCCGAAATATCGGTTTCATCATTAAAAAATTCACCAGTAGTTTCATTCACATATTTCCATCCACCTAATATATTTTTATTTACTAAACATGGTATGTCACATGCTAATGCCTCGGTTAATACACGTGGGGAGGCATCTTTTTCATTTGGTAAAAATAAAAATTTGGCTTGACTATAAATTTTTTGTAATTCTCCATGTTTCAACATATCAGTTGTTTTCATGTAGCTACAACCATTTGGTAATTCACATCCTTTTCGACCTACTAAAAGCCCTTTTAATTTATAATCATTACAAAATACATCTAAACATTTTTTGGCTAATGTCCAATTTTTATTATAAGTTGCCCAATCATCGCATTTTGATTTTTGTTCATCTACTTTTAAACATATATAAATAAAATCGTATATTTTTTCTTGGTCTTTTATTGGTTTAGAAACATTACAGTCAATCCAATCAGATTCGCTAGCAAAGTGTAATGGTATATCTGGAGGGAAATAATTGTCGGGATTTCTAAATCCATGTATCCATCCTTCGCATATTTCAGTATATTTATATTTTTCATAATTATTTTTGAAAGTTTCATATGGATTTGAAGGTAAATTTGGGAATTCTAAATAACTACAAATGCCTAAAAATATATTATTGTCTTTATGTTCTTTGTATAATTTGAATTCATCTTCATTTTTGAATGGTTTTGATATTAAAATAACATTAAGTTTGTTTCCGTTATTGTCATAAATATTAACATATGGTCTTTTAACTGATGGAATTAATTGTTTTGAAACTTTATCATTAAAAAATTCTCTTTTTGAGCATAATGTTATTAATACTAATATAAGAATACTTATTAATACTAAACATAATGGTACATTAAATTTCATTATTATATACATATAAAAAAAAAATGTTAAAGATTTTTCTTTTATAAATATAGATGGACAAAATATATGATTTAGACAAAAAGCCTAATATTGATTCTATAAGTTCCGAATTAACCCATATTGAAAAAGAAGAAATAGAAAATTATAATACTATTTATTATATTGGTAAAAAAGAAAATAAAATTAATAAATACAAATTGTACAAAGATTTTTTAAAAGATAGTGAAACGTTTAGTGTTAATGAAAGATATAGACTAATAAACAATGACCATATTGAATACAGATATCAAATAAAATCAATATTAGGGAAAGGTGCCTATGGAGATGTTGTAAAGGTGTTAGACCATAAATATCAAACAGAAAAGGCTATTAAAATATTTAGTAATTTAAAGAAATTTGATGTTGAAGAAAATGATCTGATATTTGAATGCGAATATAAAATATTAGAACTATTACGAAAAAGAAAGGAAAATTATAAAATGATGAATGATGTATTTACATTATTTTATTATGGTACTAAATTTAGATATCATAATTTAATAGTATTTAAGTTATACCGTGGTAATTTATATAGTTCAAAAGATAAGATATGTGATAGTTCGACAATGGATAAAGTAAGTCTTATCAAAAATATACTATATGGATTAGATTTTTTGACTAGTAGTAATCCTAAAATAATACATGGAGATTTGAAACCAGAAAATATATTTTTCAAAAATGATACCTTTGAAGTTGTCATTGGTGATTTTGGATTATCAAAGATTTTAACTAAAAAATATATAGAAAAAACACATTTTATACAAACCCGATGGTATAGATCACCTGAAATTATATTTGGGATTCCGTATAATGAAAAAATAGATATGTGGAGCATGGGGTGTATGATATACGAAATAGTGCGAGGAAAACCATTATTCCCAGCATCTAATGATTTAGATCAAATAATATATATTCAATATATATTAGGGTGTCCAACATTTGAATATATCGATTCTAACTCTGTTATAAAAGTACATTATGATAACAGATACAAACCATTAAATATTAATACAATGAAAAATAAAACATTATTTCCTAGAGATGGGTCTAATATTTTAGATCGTTTTTTTGTGTACGATAAATCACGATATGACGAATATACAAAATATCAATTAATACGTCTTGTATATTTATGTTTAGAATATAGTTCAGATGAACGAATATCATGTAGAGATGCTATAGAATTTATAACTAAACATTGTTAACTATTAGCTTACATAACTATTTATTTTTTTTTTTACAACAATTCCAAATAAATCCAGTTACAATCAACAGTATAATAACTATTAATGCTAACACATAATAAACATAAAAATTCCATAATTTTTTATTTTCGGTTTCATAATAAATAGTACATTGTGAATCTAAATTATCATACAAATAACCATTATAAACAGCACTACCAATTATACATAATGATGGAAATACTAATGATGATTTTTTGACACATGTTAAAGCATATAATGCTATGTTAATTAAAAGCAATGCTAAACTTACAACCCCAACTAATATTCCATAATTTAAATTTCCACATTTATAATCATTAAAATGTTTAAAAATATGGACCCCACCACCAATTATCGAACCACTACTTATAACCCCAGACAATATTAAAATACCACCTAAAAGTCCAATATTTGAAAAAACCCCCATTGAATGTATTCGTTTTATATTCTTAAATACTTTAATTGATTATTTATATGTCCGATATTTCTATTAAATCTGATATTAGTAATAGTTTATTTACTGATAATTATGTATACCCACCATGGTTTAACAAAAAGAAATATATATTTTACAATAGAATCTTAGAAAGATTACAACGTCTTAGTTCCTTACATTCTAGAGCATCCCAATATTATGAAAAAATGAATTTTAATATTTTTGCCCCATCTATCGCAATTACAGCTCTTTCTGGAATTGCATCTTTCTTATCAACATCGCAATATGTTAGTACTGGGGCACAAAATGGATTTGGAATTGGGGTAGGTATAGTTGCATCTATATCCTCTGTATTACAATCATTAGCTGGAGCATGTCAATATAGTGCTAAAAAAGAAGCCCATAGAACAGTGGCTGAGCAATATAATAATTTAATTATTAGTGTTAAGTTTGAGATCGAAATGCCAAATGAAGAAGATTTTACTGATAAATTAGAAGAACAAATATTGGATATACAAAGCAAATGTAATTATTTTGTTCCACAATTTATAGTAGAAGCATATGACAAAAAAAAGAAGCTCGAAAAATCAAATAAAAGTGTATATCATTTAGATACTAAAGTAACTTCTAATATGATGAAACATCATTCAAATGATAATGTAATAATAAATATAGATGATAAAAATTACAACACCTTTAATGAAATAAATACTCAAACCCTATTAGATAATCAAGTATCTAAACAAATAGATGAAGAACATCACAATCCATCTGATGATTTGAATGGTCAAAGTAATATATAATTATATCATCGTCCAAGACTTAATATTCTGACAAATATATTGAATACATCTAAGAATAGTCCCAATGATTCTTTTATATAATCAGCAATAACACAATTTTTAGCATTTATTTGTAGTCGTTTTGTATCATACAATATAAATACCATAAACACAATAATGAAAAAATAAGACATTACTCTAAACCATTTTGAACGACTATTACCTTTATTCATAATAAATCGTAATGATAATTCCATTATAATACCGCCAATAAGTAGTAATAATAATACAGGTCCCCAAGATAACGATATATATTCTGGTTTCAAATAGGCTAATGCTGATAATCCAATAAACAGTAGGACAGTTGTTAAAATAGCACTTAAAATCATTTCTTTCTTATCTATAAAAGATGCATACATTGGGTAAAATATTAATCCTAATAATAAAATAAATATTAACCACGCAAAATGTTTTAATACTATATTCAATGGTGATATTTTATGTAATAATACAATAGTTACAAGGGTTATTATAAATATTCCAATAAACAACATCAAACTAGGATTAAATGATACCCCATTATATTCCATCAATAATAGTTGTATAGCCATAATGTTGAATGTTAAAATAATATATAAATAGGTGTTTAATATATACCTATTACATGTAAACTGTCTATTTTTAATAGAATAATTTAGTATAGAAAATACGACACATACAAATATTAGTAATGCGCCAAATAATTGTAATAACACTTTATTCATATATATTATTGTTCTAAAATATTTTTATAAATATTTCATTAATTAGATTAATTCACTGCTATTTTATTATTTTTATATTTTTTAGATAATTTGAAAATTTTAGCAAACCATTTTTCCGATTCTAATTGAAATATATCTTTGAATAATGGAAAATAATGACAATAAACAACTGATATTAACCATCGTGTAAAATTAATACTATTTTTTTCATTGTCATAATCACTATAATTATATAGATCTTCATCTATTTGTACTATAAAAAATATAGCGACTGAATTTAGTATAGCATCTATTATCGTTTCTGAATTCAATATTATGAAAAAATTGATAATAGGAATACCAATTGGTAATATGAAATTTGAGAAAAAATCAGCCCACCAATTGTATACAATATGATATCGTTTCATTGTTATTTTTCGTTTTTCATAATGAGATTCCATTCTTTCATTTTTTGATAATGCTATTTCTGGGAAATCATCATATATACGGATTAAAAATTTGTACAGATATCGCGAATAAAAATATGATTTTATAGAGTTATAACTATATAATAATGATAATATTGTAGATAGTACCGATATTATCATTATTAATATATTATCAGTAGTCGAATAATCGTCAACTACGCTATATACTAACGCACCCATCCAAACATATTGTATAATCAATGTAAATATTCCTATAAAAAAACATTTATATGAAAAAGTACTAGACCGCAACGAATAATTCCATAAATTATTGTTAATAGAACGTTCTTCAAAAATATTTAAATATTGATATACAAAGACTATAAACCTAAACATATTTAATTCTATAAAGGCTTTGTTATCATTTTCTTTGTTAATCAACTCAAATATCATTTCATTATTATTTGGATTGTCACTAAAGTCTTCAATGTTTAATATAAAATTATCATCATCTATTAAAATAGTATTGTTCCATATATTTAAACTATCGGCTATAAATCTAAAATTTTTTTTAACAATCAAATAATTATCAAAGTAATTTGTTTCCAATATTTTTTGTTCATCACCTTTATTATGGTTTAATTCGGTATGAGCCATACACAAAAATTCACTTTTGTTGTTGTACAATTCTATAAAATTAAACTTCCATTTATTGTAAAGACTATTTTTCTCATTATTACTATTGAAATAGGTCGATATTGGCTTACACAATAACGATATAAAATTTTCGGCAGGTTCTATTAAATAACAATTTAAATCCATTAATAATTATGGAATTATAAGCCTTAAATTATTATTTTAAAGATTTGTGAATAATATTAAAATTGAATATATTTAACAAAATAATAACTCATTAATATATGAATATAGATGAAATCTTGAATACTATACATATAGAAATAAATAACTTGCTTGATAACAAAGAATTTAATTATTCTGATTTTTATACATATATATATGAATCATGTTTAAAAATTCAAACACATAAATCGTATGATAGTCGTGAATTAATAATAAATAATTACAAGAATATTTTCAATACATTAGATAATATTATTATAATTTTTAATGACAAAATATCAAATAAGCTAAAAGTACATGACGATATATTAGATTATTATTACGAGCAAACAAATATATATATCACGAATATAAGAATTATAAACAATATATTTAGTTATATAAATAAAGAACTATCTATATTAGATAGTTCTTTCAATGGTATAGATTATAATAAATATGGTATTGAACATTGGTTTAACAGCATTATTTTTAAAAATATAGAATTATTCAATACTATATTAATAAAACAATTTGATTATAATAATCGAAATTCAGATAGTCCAGTATATTTATTGAATGAATTTTTAGAAAATGTGTTTATGTGTATACATAAAAAAATAATAGATAATACATTTTTTGATATTCATATTGGGGATGTATTATTAGATCATATTGAACAATGTTGTATTGATTTTAGTACAACACCATACAATTCAATTAATGTATTGGTGACGATGATAGATAATTTTAATATATTTTATATGAGTTCATTTGATATACTAAACTTAGAATGTTTAAAAAAAAAATACATATCACTATTTAAAAAACGGATTTTATATAAATTTAGAGATATAATGAAAATAGAATATGATCGTATTTTGTTACATCCAATACAAAATACCAATTTATATGATGATATTAAATTATTAACAAAAATAATCAACTATTGCAATGATACACAATACATAAAACTGAAAATAAACGATTATTTCAATACATTATATAATAGTCTAAGTAATTTTAATGATATTTTGGAAGTATTTTATTTAACACATATGATTTATGATGAGTGTATGAATATAGAATTTATTGTATATTATAATTGCGACATCATTGTTCCCAAAAATATATTTGAAGATGATGTCCATATTAGCGAGACTTATGATAAGTACATACGGAATGTTCTGTACAAAAATGTACAAAAACCGTATTTTTATAGCAGTTTATTGTTGTATTTTAAAAAATATAAAGATAATGAGTTAATACCAATTTACTATAAAAATTATTTAGTAAAGCGATTATACAAATATAATTTCAATCTAACCTATATAAATATTGAAATAAATATAATAAACCAAATATGTAGTCATTGGAAATCAAATAGTCATTCTATATTATACAAATTAAAAAAAATAAAAACTGATTTAGAAGAATCTATTATAACCACCAATGAATTTAATTCCATTTATAATGTAAACTCAACTATTATTCTTGCTACAGACGGAATATGGAATATAGATCCATACAATACACCTTTTTCATCCCCAGTATTTAACAAAGAATATAATGCATTAACTGAACATTTTACCACATTTTATAATTGTAAATATAGTACTAAAAAACTTGATTGGAATCATGATTTATCTTCGTGTGTATTAAATTACTATGTAAATGATAGTACAACAATTGAAATAACTTGTCCATTGAAAATAGCGAATATATTGTATAAATTCAATATTAATAATAGTGTTGTATTAAATAAACCATATTCTAAACTGTTAGAACATTACAATATTATTGATAAAGTAGATTCTAATATATGTACATTAAATACAACTATACCATCAAAAAATATTGTTATTAAATTTTTGAAAGCCAAAAAAAAAGATATATCCAAATCACAAAAAAAAGAAATAGTATTTACTAAACAAGAATTAATAGAAGCCTATTGTGTTCGGTTACTAAAAAATAAAAAAAGTATGATTGATAGTGTATTGGTTGGATTGATAAAAGAAAAATATAAAGTAGATAATACATTAATAACAAAAACGATTGATAAATTGGTTGAAAATCTATATATTAAAC